AGCCCGGTGAACATCAGGGCGACACCGCCGAAAGCGGATTCGATACGACCGGCGGTTTGCTCGGAGAGCGAAACGACATGCTTCATGTCGGTTTCATATTTGGCTAACCGGGCTTCGAGGTCGATTGAGAGCTTGGCAATGGCCATCTCAGTCCTTTGCGGGGCGATGCGTCAAAATGGTGGCGAGGCGGTGCAGCATGCCGTCGAGGTCGCTGATGCCGATCCAGCCGCAGAGCAGCGGAAAGCCGGCCCAATCAATGCCGCCCTGCCCGTTTTTGAGCATGTTGACCAGCTTGAAGGCCAGGGCGTCATCGTCGGAGAGCGGCGGCAGGGTTTCGCCCTCTATCTCGATGCCGGCCGAGGCATCGAGGTGGGCGATCAGTTTTTTTCGATTTCCTGCCGTTTGGCTTCGTGGGCGATGACCGCGTCGATAATCGCCTGTGCCAGCGTGGTGACGGCTTGCCGTTGGTCTTCTACCCAGACTGCGAACACTTCCGGGTGAAACGGCACGCCATCATCGGCACCCCCTTGAATCAGGTCAGATTCTTTGAAGCCGTCCCAGTCAATGGCGAACTTCTTGACCTCGGGCAGATCGGCCTTGAGGCCGCTGGCAGTGCCATCGGAATCACGCAACACAAGGCCGCGCATGTCGAACTCGGAGGGCCGGCGCATGCGCACCCGCTTGCCTTCACCCAGCGGCACCCATTGGGCGCGCTGAGCAAGAGCGGCGGCAATCAGTTGCTCGGGCGTCATCAGGACACCGCCGGCAAGCGTAGGACTCGGCCCTTGACCGTGACTTCCAGCGTGCCGGTTCCCAGCGCGCCCTGGCCGACATCTTCGTCCGGCATCGATGGCTGACCACGAAATACGCGCTGAGCTCCACCGGAAAAGGTAATCCGGAATACCAGATAAGCCTGGCTGATCGCGGCGGCATTGATTAGCTGCAGCGCCTCTTCGTCAACCGTTTCGTGATTTAAGTTGAAGCTGACGGTTTGCGCGGCGAGCAGGCCGTTAGCTTGCTGCTCGATTTCATCGAGCAATACCGTGGTTTTGATCTTTTCGGCAGCGCCGCCACCAATTTTATAGGAGGTGGAGCGCGAGAGCGTCGCCCAGGCCGTAATCGGCACGATGGTGCCAGCGGTAAATGCCGGGAAGGTCGTCGTATCGATGCCCTGCAATTCGAAGGTATTGGCGGCCGGCGCATCGACCCGGACGGCCTGACCGTCAAGATTGACCATACCGGTGACGGCATCTAGGTAGCCAACCGCACCATCGGCGAGGGCATGGGCGGTAGAGGTGCACACGCCGGGATTAGCCAGCGTCACGGCGGTGATGACTTTTGCGACAGCGGCGGTTTTTTGGACTTCAACGCGGACACCGCGACCGATGAGGGGAGTTCCCATTTTTACTGCTCCTTAAATGAAAAAACCCGCCGAGGCGGGTTGGGTTTGGTACTGCGGTGGGCGGCGGGTTATTCCCACCAGGTGATTTCAGATACGTCGGCGTAATCGCCAATCTCGGCATCAAAGCCGGAGTAGCGGTTGTCGAGCGGCACGCCGATACCGGCCAGGGCAATTTCGATTTGATCACCGGCCAGACTGGCGGCATTACGCGTGGTGCCCCAGGCGACGATCTTGATTTGCGTTGGGGTGGCGTGCTTGTCTTGGTTTAGGCCGTAGGCCGGGGCGCTGCCGTCGATGCTGTACACCACGGCGGGCAGCGCCTTGTTTTCCGGGATGGCGTCGGGGTAGATGCGGTCACCAACCAGGGCAGACAGGCCGGCGGCGCCGACTAGGGCGGCGAATAGTTCGGATTCGGCGGACATCAAGGGGCGCTCCGGTTGAGGGCTTCGATTTCGTTGACGGCGACGGTTTCAAATGCCGCCAGCGCTTCGGGCAGGCTGTCGGAGGCCGGCTTGAGGAATGGCCGGGCGGTCATTTTCTTGGTGCCGAACTCCAGCCAGCGCCAGTAGTAGGGGTCCAACTTGCTTTTGGCACCGCGTTGGCTGGCTTTTTTGAGCTGCCGGTCGGTGATCTTGAGGCCGGCCACGCGCTTGACGCTGGTGGTGCGGTACTTGGCGCCTTCGGCCGGCTTGACGTTGACGAAAACACCGACATTGCCGGCCTTGCGCGATTCTTTCGAGGTGCGCACGGTGATGCGCTTTTTGACCAGCCCTGGCGTGCGATATTTGGTTTCTGCGGCCATGACCGGCACGGCTTGCCGGGCGGCTTTGAGCACGACGCGGGCGCCGGCCCTGAGTGCCTTGGTGAGTATCTTTTTGCGCAGCTTTAGCGTCAGTCCTTCCATGGCTTTTTTGAAGTCAGGCAGGCCGCTGACTTTAACGGATATACCACCTTCATTCTGGCCGTTGGTTTTGTAGCTCTCAGTCGTGAATTTAGCGACCATCGCGCACCCCATGAATCGCGGTGATTTCCAGCGTGCCGATGAATGGGCCGGTACCGGGGATCAGATTGGTGATATCGTAGTTTTCAGCCTTCCATTGCAGGCGCATATCGGTAGTGAGGCCGCTGCATTTGAGAATCAGGAAGCGCGCGTCGACGGTGTGCTGTTGCTGATTGGCGGCATGGAAGGCGTTGCCGCGCAGGGGCATGACTTTGGCCCATACCGTGCATACCTCTGCATAGGTGACCACTTCTTCGCCGATGCCGTTGCGCGTGACGACCTTGCTTTGCAAGGTGACGCGCTGATCGAATTCGCCGGCCCGCAGCATCAGATGGCCTCGTAAATCCGGTGGGGGTCAAGCAGGCGATGGCAGAAGCGATCGGGGACGCTCATCATTTTGATGTCGCCGATGATTTCCTTTTGCGCTTTGAATTCGCCGATGACCAGTTTCATCCAGTGTTTGATGGCGGCGGGGACTTCGGCGGCGCTGGCGTAGCCGCAGACATAGCGTAGGCGGACGGCGTTGATCGTCGGGTAAGTGGCGGGCCAGGCTTTGCCGACGGCGGGCACGACGTAGCCGGGCTCGTTATCTTTGTCGAGCAGGTAGTCTTGTGGGTCAAGGGTTTGTTCAGCGCCGGCGGTATCGAGATACTTGAGCGAGACGACGGACTGGATCGGGCCGCCGCGCAGGATGAAGGATTCCGGGAAGGCATCGAGCACCAGCTCGCGGGTTTGCGTGCACAGGGCGCGGGCGGTTTCGGCTTCCGCCGATTCACGGGCGGCGCTGATCCAGCCGGGGAACTGGGTGTCGAACTCGGCGCCATCAATCTGGCAGTGATCCTTTGCTTCAGCGAGCGAAACCGGCTCGAAGGTGGGCTGGATTATCGTTTTAGTGACCATGTTTTAGCCTATAAACGGCGAGTTGTTACGGTTTGGGGCGGGCGATTTCCGCTCGGCTTAATAACTAGCGGGCCGGCGCCGGTTGGGGCGCGGGCATAAATAATGGCCGTGGAACCATCAACGGCGTAGGCGGCGCTGATCGCTTTGCTGACGGAGCCGCGAATGAAGTAAGTGGCTGGCGCGTCTTTTTCAACGGCCTGGGGGATGAAGTAGCTAGCAGAGATTTCGGCTTGGACTGCGGCTGAAATTGAGTAGCCAACAACAATATCGGATTGCAGGGTGCCTTGGATGGCGTAGCCTGCGGTAATGCTGGATGTGACCGCGCCGGATGACAGGATGCTGTAGCTGGCAGAGGCATCCTGCGTGACTGTGTTGCGAATGCTGTAGGAAGTGGCGGCGTCTTTGGTGAGACTGCCGATGATGTTGTAACCGGCCGTGGTACTGGATGTGACCGAGGTGGCAGAGAGTATGTTATAGCTGGCGGTTGCGTCTTGGCTGACCTCGCCACGGACTGAATAAGACGCCGACGCATCGGACTGGACTGCGCCGATGATGGCGTAGGTGGCGCTAGCGCTTGACTGGACGCTACTCGATCCTGATGCCGCAACCTCCGGCTTCCCCACCGCCCACTTGGCAATCGCGCCCGATGCGATCATTTTGTCTTAGCCAGCGCGAATACGGCGTCCATTTCCTCCGGCGTTTTGCCGAGCGCCAAAGCGCTGCCAATTACCAATGGATGGTTGCGGTCAAACTCTTGACGGTATTCCCAGTTTAGTTTTATTTCTCTGGAGGCTTGTGCGACGAATGCTTCAACCTCGTCGAGTAACCCAATTTTAACATCAAGCAGCGCAAGACGGAATTGCGCAGCAGATACCGGCGCAATATCATCCCGGTTAATCTCTGCTGTGGTCATCGGGCGAATGCTTTGCAATGAATCGTCCCACACCATGCGATCAACAAACTCACCATCGTAGCGCACACAACCCTCGGGTGTTGGCTGGTCATCAATCCATGTCGCAGAGGTGGTGCCGATTTTGATTGCATAGCTCATACCAACCCCCTGACGCCCATGAGAGTTACGGAGTTTAAATTACTGGCACCCCCCCCTGACGATATGTGGTGCAGAGTTCCGGTATTCGGTAATGCGCACGAGCCAAAAGCGATGCTATTGACGGAATCAGAGTAGCCTTTGGCGAAATACATCTGATTAGTCCCACCATCAACAAATAGTGCCACGCCGGCAAAAGCCACGGAGGAATTCCATTTTGCGATGCAATGAACAATGATTTCATCATCATCGGGCGTCACGTAAGGGGTGATCGTGATGGCCGTAGCCGTGGCGGCATAGGTCACATTGACCAACACGACTGCGTTGTACTGTTGTAGCGTGTAGGTGCGATAGCGCCCTTTACCATAGCAGATAAATTTAATAACCTGCGAACTGGCATTCGTCCAGAACTTACCGATGCGCCGAGCAATTGCGCCGACGCCCGTAGATTTCCAATAATCCAGATCGGCATCCCAAGTAGGATCAGCACCATTACCTGAGCCGGTGCGCTCCTGCACACGAAATTCCAGCGTGCCAGCATTGTCGTAGGCATAGATGAAATAACACTTGGATGCACCAATCGTCACCGTGGAATTTGCCAAGTCTTTCATTGTGCTGGCGCTAGTCAGCGTGGTCGTGCCCGTTGTTTCCAGCAGCTTGCCATTGATGTTTATATCGCAGGCAGAAACAGTGATCGCCGTCGTGCTTGAGTAAGCCAGCAATCCCCCCTCAATGTGACCCCGAGCGGCCATAGTCGATTGCAGTTCACGGAAGGCGCTGCGCGTGACATAGACCTTTTGCGACCCAGTCAGCGAAAGAGCCGATCCGGTGCTGGATGCTTCGAGCGTGCCTCGGGTGAGCGTCGTGCCAGAATGGGTGTAAAGACACTCCAGCGCCACTTCCCATGCGCTGCCATCCTCAATCACGACATCAAACGATTTCCCGTCGTCGCCAGCAGCAAAGGCTTGATAGCCAGATTCAGCAGCGCCGAGCGTTTGCGTTCCGGTGCCGGTGGTGGCAGAGGCGATGCCGATGCGGTTTTTATAGGATGGGGTGGGCATGATTACGGATTCGTATCGCCCTGCACGCGCAGGGTAAATGAGTCGGCGGCAACGGTAGCGCCAGCGGTCACGGTGCGGCGTATCCAGATGGCGCGATGCTGGCCGGCTGGAATGTCACTCAATGCCACGCCGGCAGCGTAGTTGGATGGCTCGGTGAAGGTAATGCCCGAGGGCGCTGTGTTTTCGTTGGCTACGGTTTGCTCAGTGGCATTGACTGCCGAGGTGCCGAGGCCGATGGCAACCGTGGTGTTGGCCGATGGCGTATTGGCTTCGATCCAGATTTTCGGGGCTTGATAGACCAGCGACCCGTGGGCGTTGTGAACGTAGACGCAGCGATATTCCACGTCGCCGGCAGTGGCTTCGGCACTGGCCACATCATCAAAGATGGTGGAGGCCATGGCGACGGATGACTTGGCACCACCCAGCGAGGCGGCTGGATCACTGTTCGCGGCGCCTCCGGAGAGGCGGTAGACGATGTCTGAGGCGATGATGGGCATGATTATTCCTGTGGGCTATCAGGCTGCAGGGGGTCTGCCTGTGTTTCTTCGGTGGATTCGGCGGGTGCGGCGTCAGTCGGCTCGGCAACGGCTGGCACTGGCTGGGGAGTCGCTTTTTTTACCTTGGATTTCACGACCTTTTCAGCGTCGACCGCAACCGATGGGGCGGCGAGGTATTCGGCGGCGTGGCAGTCTTCGACCAGGTGCTTGGCGAAGGCGGCGTCAGTGCGCAGGAGGGTGCCGGTGGAGAGCGTGCCGTAGCGCTGGGTGATGGCCATGCCAGTGATTTTTACTTGGACTTGTTCCATTTTTGCTCCTGAAACGAGCCGACCGGAGCCGGCCCGCTTGGGTTACGTCAGGCGATTAGGCCGGGGTGAGATCGCCACCACGGATGGAGGCCGGGCGTTCCACGGCCAGGGCGAGGCGGCGCACGGCGCGAACCGTGACCAGCATCTTTTGGAAGTTGTCGCCGTCGGAATCCGACAGTTCTACGATGACGCCTTCACGGTCGTACTTGGTGGCGGCCATGTTGTAGGCGCCCACCTGGAAGGTGTCAACCGTCACGGCGTTGCACTGGACAACCGGGGCGCCGAAGAGCATCGGC